GCGTTAAATTTACCACAGCTTAAGGCTGACACTAATGGCTCATACACTGACAGCAATGAGTATGCTAGGGTGGTGGCTGAGTGTACCAATATCAGCGTGGGTTACTACAACCAACACTCTGTTGCTGAGACACAAGACCTTGAGTTTGCTGAGGTCTTACTCAAGCATCTACTAGAAGCTGACTGGTCTAAGATTGTTATCAGTCGTGACCCTGCAAGCTATGAAGATAGCTGGGGCTACTACGAGAAGCCTATGTATGAGTATGGCAACAGAGAAGCACTCGACATGGTGTCAGTGGTAGAAGATAACCCTGATGCTATAGCTAGCCTATTGGAATCATTAGGTTATACTTATCAGGCTCTACTAGATGACATTGATTCAGGTGATAGTTACTACACCAACAACTATGCTTCAAGAAGAATGATGTGACACGTTGTCACAGTCTATTGACTAATCAATATTTATGTGTATTTTTAATACTTAAAGTATACTCTAAGTAATACTTTAGGTATTAATATATTTATATAATAATATTAAATACTTTAAGTAACTTTAAGTATGAGTATAACTAGATACTTCCAGAGGAGGTATTGCTATGGATGATCCACACGATGATTGTACTCATTGGATAGGGAAGATATGAAATATACCAGTAAGATTGAACGTAAGTCTGGAGGTACATCATGGGTATTCAAACCCCCACAAGATGCTGCTACCTCAGGCATCGTCAAGACACAGACCTTTAGGGATGGTAGGTCAGCAAGGGTAGAGATACCCAAGCTGATTGACAAGGTAGATGCTTTCCGTAGGGGTGAGATAGTGGCAGGTAACATTGGTAAGATGTCTAACCTGTCACAGATCATAGCTCATTACTTCAACACTAAACACTTTAAATCTTTGTCGCAGAATACTTACAAGAACTATACGTCTAACCTCAGTTGTATCTGTCGCACGGAAATATATGGCAAGGAGTTGGGAACCTTTCGGGTTAGCCACCTCACTGTGCCTGTATGCACCAAGATGTACGACACATGGGAAGATGATGTGAGTACCAACAATGCTAATGAATATGCTAGGGTATTCTCCATGATCATGAACTACTGTGTTGCTCTTGGTATTGTTAACGACAATCCAATGAAGCATGTTAGTAAGCGTACACATGAGCCGGCTTCTGTCGTATGGACTGATGCTGAGGTTGAGAAGTTCTGTGATGTAGCCTTCTCTGATTTTAAATTTAGAAACATTGGTCTTGCTGTACTGATGGCATACGAGTGGGGCCAACGTCCTACTGACATATACAATCTCAAGTGGCAGAACATTGAGTTCGACAATGAGATGGTTAAGATACGTCAGAGTAAGCGTGGTGCTAGGGTTGAGCTACCCCTTGAGGAACCGTTGATGTCTCTACTCAAGCAACAGCAAAATGATTGGGACTTCCAACAGTATGTAGCACCACAGCAACGGTCACCTGATGGGGTCTACAGGCCCTATACCACAGCTGCTAGTGGCCCACTGTTCAGAGAGGTCAAGGCATTGGCTGGGCTTCCTGATCACCTGAAGGTAGGTCATCTAAGAAAGACTACCATAAACCAATTGATAGAGAGTGGCGTTGACCACCTTGCAATCATGTCCGTGACAGGACATAAGAACGTGGCGAGTTTGAATGCTTACGTTAAACATAACTTAGAGACTGCTAAGTCTGCGTTGAGTAGGAGGAATAAGAAATGATTGATGTAGAAATGTGGGCTATTAAAGATACTAAAGAAGATAAGTTAATCATAACTAAATTTGGAAGGTCTACATGGAAACGTAAGATGAATCCTAACGGAGTTAATATTCCAGGTTACAATAGATATGATTCTGATTGGTCAACTCGGCCACCAACTATGAGAGAAACCGCTAAGTACAAGAGTTTAAAACCTATTAGAATTAGAATTACGGAGATTACAGATGATTAAAGCAACACTAATAGATTTCATGGGCAGTGACCTGTCAGTAGTAAATGCAGCACGAGTAAGCTTCGGTAAGGAAAGCGAATGGAAAAACAATCTGGGTATCTTAGAGTTATCTAAAGGTGATGCTCAGTTAATATTTTACTTGGCTAAACATAAACACATGTCACCTTTCGGCCATGCCTTTGTATCCTTTCACATCAAGGCACCTATCTTTGTGGCACGTCAGCTAGTCAAGCATAAGTTCCTACGCTGGAATGAGATCAGCCGTAGGTATGTGGATAGTAAGCCTGAGTTCTATGAGCCTGATGAGTGGCGTGGACGTAGTGAAGACAAGAAGCAGGGCAGTGACGGTGTAGTAGACGTGGATAACTGGGGTGATGTTAACTGGGCCTGTCTTAAAGCTTACCAAGATCTCTTGTCTAATGGTGTATGTCCAGAGCAAGCACGTATGGTTCTGCCTCAGTCTACCATGACTGAGTGGTACTGGTCAGGTAGCCTGGATGCCTTCGCTGATATGTGTAGGCTAAGGATTACACCAGATACCCAATATGAAAGCAGGAAGGTAGCCCTTGGTGTGGATAGAGAGATGTTAAAACTATTTCCTATATCATGGGACGCACTTGAAGGAGATGATGAATGAGTATGTGTGGTGAGAAAGAGAACGTACAGCGTGAGATAGCTACTAAAGAAGAAGAACTATTTGCGTTGACCAAAGAGATAACAGACTTACAATATAGATTAAAGAAGTTAGATGGGTTTGATCCACACTACATCAGGCCTATGACACATGAAGAAAGGCAACGCTCTAAGGAGAGAGAGGCAATCAACCATGTTCACCGTTGAGTTTGAATCAGATGCTTCAGTAATTACTACCCTAGATCAGGAGAATATGTTTGAAGATGTTGAGATGATCGTTGCAGATAATGGCATCGTATACATGAGGCAGTATGATGAAAAGATGGATGACTATCAGATGTTATTCATGAGTCTACAGCAGTTCACTGACATAATTGCTTCCTACCGTAGCCCAGAGGGTATGTATAAAATAATGAATAGGAAGAAGCCATGATGGAATTAGCACTAATAAGAACTCTAATGGACAAGGAGTTCTATGATAACAACAAGGGCATACGATGTCCTGATGAGTTGTTCAGTAAGGATGTGCGTAAGATTAAGCAGACACTAGACTATGCTATGACTACGTATGAACGCAGCCTAACTACCTCTGAGCTTGAGGCTTTGTTCTTTGCTAACAACAGCACTATGACTACGGCAAACAAACAGGCATACAATGATCTGTTCAAGCGTGTGTCACGTGAAGAGTCCATGAACAAAGAGATAGCTAGTGAGGTACTGTCTAAACTATTCCAACAGGTACTGGGTAACAAGCTGGCTAACATAGGCTTTGACTACGTTAACGGATCACTGGATAGCCTTGAGCCTGTGCGTAATCTATTGCAGACATATCAGGATGACTTCACACCTAACCTTAAGCTTGAGTTTGGTAACATAGAGATTGATCATCTGCTCAAGGCTAATGACATTCAGTCCCAATGGAAGTTCAACATACCTAGCTTAGGTAGGAACGTTGAGGGTATCAGTGGTGGTCACTTGATCATCGTAGGTGCACGGCCTAACACAGGCAAGACATCCTTCCATGCGTCACTGATAGGTGCGCCGGGTGGCTTTGCTTCTCAGGGTGCCAAGTGTCTGGTGCTTTGTAATGAAGAGGCATACGAGAGAGTAGGCGCACGCTACCTAAGTGCAGCAACATCCCTGTCCATGGAAGAGGTCAAGGGTAACTATGCCTTAGCTGCGTCACGCTATGAGCCAGTGCGTAAGCAGATAGAACTGTATGATAGTACGGGCAAGGACATGGGATGGGTTGAGGCTATCATCAAGGCTTACAAGCCTGACATAGTAGTGCTGGATATGGGAGATAAGTTTGCTGTTAAGAACAGCGACAAGTCAGATGTCTACCTTAAGAACGCTGCCATCCATGCACGTAACATAGCTAAGCAGTACGACTGTGCTATCATATGGATGTCACAGCTATCAGCTGACGCTGAAGGTAAGATCAATGTAGATCAGTCTATGCTAGAGGGTAGTAAGACAGGCAAGGCAGCTGAAGCAGACCTGATGGTATTGATTTCAAAGAATCCTGTACTTGATGTATCAGATGATGATGCAGATGATTCACAAAGGTACTTGATCATTGCAAAGAATAAGCTTAAGGGTGGGTGGCACGGTAAGATCACGTGTGAATTAGACGGGGCTAGG